TAACGAACGGATCAAGAAGCTGCAGAGGAAATTTGCTGATAAGCTGACCGGGTCAGCTGCTGCCGGCAAAGTCATCCCGATTCCCATCGGCCTGCAGCTGCAGCCGCTGAATATAAAGCTGACGGACGCTCAGTTTTTTGAACTGAAAAAGTACAGCGCATTGCAGATCGCAGCAGCGTTCGGCATCAAACCCAACCAGATAAATAACTACGATAAATCTTCCTACTCCAACTCAGAAATGCAGCAGATAGATTTCCTGACCGATACGGAACTCTACCGGCTGAAAACATGGGAGGAGGAGCTGAACGCCAAGCTCCTCATGCCCAGAGAAGCAGAGGAAGGCAAATTTTACAAATTCAACGAAAAGGCCATCCTGCGGACCGATTCCAAAACACAGATGGAGATCGTTACCGGATATGTCCAGAACGGCCTTTATACGCCTAATGAGGGCCGCGAGCTTCTGGACAAGGAGTGGCGTCCTGAAGGCGATGTACTGATGGCCAACGGGAACTACATCCCGCTTGAGATGATCGGCACTCAGTACAGCAGCGATCGGAATACGCAGGAAGGAGGTGGAGATGGCAACAGTTAACATCAAGGGAGACATTATTCCCAATGACCTTGCCTGGGCTTATGAGTGGTTCGGATTCGACCACACCTCCCCCGCTATGGTCAAGGCGGTCATTGACGAAGCTGCAGAAGGTGAGAACATTGACGTTATTGTCAACTCCGGCGGCGGATACGTGATGGCCGGTCAGGAGATCTACACAGAGCTGACAAAGAATCCCAATGTCAACATTGAGATCCAGTCACTGGCAGGATCCGCGGCGTCTGTCATTGCGATGGCAGGCCACAGCAGGATCAGCCCGGTCGGAATGATCATGATCCATAATGTCAGTGGACGCTCTGAAGGCGACTATCACGACATGCAGAAGTCCGCTGAAATCCTGAAGAACATGAATGCCGCCCTGGCTAATGCTTACGTGCAGAAGACCGGAATGGACCGGGCCGAAGTGCTCAGGCTCATGGACAAAGAGACATGGCTCACAGCCAATCAGTGTGTCGAGATGGGATTCTGCGATGAGATCATGGGCGAAGAGGAAGAGCCTATGCTGATGACGGCTTCCCTGGGCCTGCAGGTCACGCCGGACATGATCGAAAAAGCAAAAGCTGAGAAGGCACAGCAGGATGAGCTTAACCAGCTCAGAGAAATCACCAACATGCTCGTCGAGATTGACGAGTCCTGAAAACCTTACGGAGGTATAAGACCATGAAGAATAAGATCATGGAGCTGCGGAACACAGCCGTAGCAAAACGTAAAGAAGCACAGTCTTTCGCCGCTTCTGCGGACATCACATCTGCAAAGGCTTCTCTGGAAGAGGCCAAGAATGCCGACGCCGAGGCTGATATGCTGCAGGAAATCCTGGACAGCACTCCCGCTGTTCCCCAGGTCAATGTGAAGCCTGAGAACCAGAACGATCCCGTCCACGAGTTCGCGCAGGCTGTACGCCGTGGATTTAAGAACCTGAACAACGAGACCACCGGCGCTGACGGCGGCTACACTGTTCCCGAAGACATCCAGACCCGGATCGAGAAATATCGTGAAGCCAAGTTTTCTCTGGTCAATCTGATCAGTACAGAAAATGTCACAACCAATAAAGGCCGCAGGACCTTCCAGACCAAGGCACAGCACGCCGGCTTCTCCAAGGTTGCAGAGGCCGCTTCTATCGGCGCTGTCAATGGTCCTCAGTTCTCCATCCTGAATTATGTGATCGACAAATTCGCCGGTTACCTGCCTGTGACCAACGAGCTCCTGGAGGATTCCGACGCCAATATCACTGCTGTTATGGTTGAATGGCTGGGCGAGGAAGCCATTGCTACCGACAACGCTCAGATCCTGGCACAGATCGCCACAAAGGCCCAGACAGCCCTGACCGGCATTGATGACATCAAAAAGGCCCTGAACATTACTCTGGGCCAGGCTTATGCTCCTACGTCCGCTATCGTGACCAATGATGACGGCCTGAACTATCTGGACACCCTGAAGAAGGACGCCAACTCCAATGAGTACCTGCTTAAACCCGATCAGAACCAGACGTCCCCTTATGAGTATGTTCTGGCTGTTGGTGCCAGACGGGTTCCTGTGATCGTAGTGCCCAATGAAGTCCTGGCATCTACTCCTACTTACTCCGCTTCCACAGATACATCTGTGGTATCCGGTAAGACTTACTACACCAGAAGCGGATCCGGTACATCTGAGAGCCCTTATGTGTACATCAAGGTGACTTCCCCTACCGGCAACCCTTCCACGTCCGGTTATTACGAAATGGACGCTACCGCTAAGATCCCCTTCATCATCGGTGATCTGAAAGAGGCAATTAAGAAATTTGACCGCAAGCAGCTGACCCTGCTTACATCCAACACCGCTGCCGTCGGCCAGGTCAATGCGTTTGAGCAGGATCTGACGATCTTCCGCGGCATTATGAGAGCAGACTATGTTGTCCGCGACGCGGACGCGTTTGTCAATGGCTACATCCAGCCGGCGGGGGAATAATTCCCGGTGGCGAAAGTAACGTCGTCGATACCGGGCACGCAGACCATATGACGTTAAAAAGCTAAGGGGGTGACTAACGTATGTCTTACACCAAAAACACATGGTCGAAAAGTGACGTCGTCACCTCTGCAAAACTTAATAACATGGAGACCGGAATAAAAGACGCTCATTACGATATTTCGGTTTTGCAAGACAGAATACCGAGCGCCCAAGATTCGGACGCCGGAATGGTATTAACGACCGTCGCAAACTCAAACTTCCCGGCGTGGAAAGAATTACCTAATACGAAAAGTGTAATTGCTATATCGGCCGAGGAAGCCGCGCAGATATACGCGTTAGTCGAACAGCTCAAAACAGCGGCCGACGGAGCGACAACTAAATCGTACGCTACGGGTGTACCTTTTTCCGGGTCCGCTTTTTTGAATCGGTTAGTGACTTATATGTCCTCTAACGATATCGTCCCGGTTATTGAGATAACCGGGTCCGATACGTCAAAGAATAAATATCTTAGCGTTTACGATGCGGCCTCGGCGTATGCGTCATTTGGTTATACCGAAATGACCGCAAATACCTTATACGAGGTTAGATTTTTCGTAAATAGTACGTCGCTGATCGTCCGGGTTACAAGTTGTCCGTATACCGTAATTAATTCTTAAAGAAAGGCGGCAGGACATGCTGAATAGTGTAAAAGACAAATGCGGCATCCCGGCCGCCATCACAACCTATGACGACCAGATTCAGGATTACATAGAGGACGCGCTGGAGGACATGAGAAACTCCGGCGTTCCCTATAGCATCTGTGACCAGAATACCGACGATAAACGCGTGATCACAGCGGTCACGCTGTACGTCAAGGCCAATCTGGGTGACGATCCTGACAACTACGAATCGTACCTGAGACGCTACAAGGCAAAGGTGTTCCGGCTTACGATGGAGCCGGGGGAGGATGATGATGTGGAATAAATCTATATCGCTTCCCCTGCCAGTCCCTCCGGAGCAGGACGCTGACGGATTCCCGGTGCTTGCGGGGGATAATCTCATTGAGCATATCCCGGCCAGACAGCGCACGACATCGAGGACCGACGAAACACTGGCGTCCCAGGGCGGATACACTATAGATATGGCGGTCGATATCAATAAGGCCGCCTATTCCGGCCAGTCTTACTTTATCGATGAGGCTGATGGAGCCATCTATGATATCCGGGCAACACGCCCCAGACAGAGGGGCGTTCTGATCCAGTTGACAGGGGAGCTGAGAGAGCATGGCAAAGTTTAAATGCGACGGCCTTGACCTGGTCATATCTGAGTTTTCATCCTTTGCCCAGCAGACATTTGTTAAGGACGCTCTGAAACAGGCGGCCCCAACTGTCGAAAAGGAAATGAAGCGGGAGATATCCTCCCATCATAAATCCAAACGTGACAGGACAAGGGGACAGCTTGCGGCGTCCGTGAAGACGACCGGGCCCAAGCAGGTCGGTTCTGAGTGGCAGGTTGAAATAGCCCCATCCGGGACTGACAGCAAGGGCGTCCGGAACGCTGAAAAGCTGGCCTATCTGGAATACGGGACCAGTAAGCAGACAGCCACACCTGTTGTGGCTCCTGTTGTGGCAAGGACGGAAGACAGGGTCGTCAGAGAAATCGAAGAGTATATCAATAAAAAACTGG